CTTCGAAGACGAGAACGGACAGCTACCCCACGACCACCAGGAGGTCGACGTGAAGCAATCGGAACGCATGGCCGCGCGCGGCAAGACCGTGCCGTGCCGTGTCTGCGGCGAAGAGGCGAACCGCTACGGCATGTACGCCGGCCTCTGCGAAGAGCACCGCAACGGCAAGGCCGAGCGGCCGGTCGACGAGCCGCTCCCGTCGGCCGCGACGAAGGCCGAGCTGCCGCCGCCGCTGCCGGCGGAATGCGAGCCCGAGGAGGACGAGCTCGTCGAGCTCGCCCGCCAGGTCGTCGCCGCGCAGAACACCGTGATCGCGGCGACGGCCGCGCTCCGCGACGCGCTCGACAGGATCCAGCGATGATCGACGTCTACGTGCCTCTCCCCGGCACCGTCGCCTGGGAGCACATCGACCAGGGCTCCGGCATCGTCGGAGCCCTCGACACCAACGGGACGATCCGGCTCTACTTCGAGGGCAACCGGTACGGATACGTCAACGTCAAGACGTACGCTGATCGCGTGAAGATCGCCGCCGACAGGCAACGGCAGCGGTACCCGACGGTCGCTCAGATGAACGTCAAGTCAAGCGATGTCCGCAGGATCGGCGGCTACGCGGGTGGGCAGGTTGTCCTCGCGGCGATGGCTGATCATGCGACGCTCGCCAAGTGGCTTGGCGTCGACGAGCTCGACCTCGACGAGTTGCGGGTGTCGTCGTGACGCGGTGGCGGCTGGTCAAGCCGTTCCTGCCGTACGTCACGATCGTCGCGGACACGACCGACGAGCACGTAGCGAAGGAGGTCGAGGCGGCGGCGGAGCGCGCCGGCGTCGAGCTGCTCCGGATCGAGCAGGGCCCTCGGCCTCCGGGCGGCCGCAAGCAGTTCGTGGCGATGGCGGGCTGGAAGAGGACGACGTCGCCTGAGTACGACAAGCTCCCGCACGAATACACCATGCGCGGGCGGGCGTGCGCCGGCAAGACGGAGGCGCCGCCGGTCGAGTGGCACGACTGGTTCCGGGCTCAGATCCGCGAGCACGGCTACAAGCGGCCGTACACGAACCCGGAGACCGGCCGGACGTACACGTACACGTACATGGACTTCGACGGCTACCGGTACTGGACGTTCCAGTTGATCATCAACCGGGTGCCGTCTGAGGACACGGCGGGGCTCGGCGAGCCCGTCGAGTAGCCTTCGGCCTGTCGAGTGACAGGAGCGAAAAGGGGGCTGGTCGGCCGCCACTCCCCCCCGGCGGCCGACCGGCCCCCTTTTTTTGTGCTCAGACGGCTCGGGCTGCGCGAGCTGCGCGGTGCGGGCGGACGAGCTCCTGCACCGTCGACGGCGACAGCGACAGCACGGCCGCGACGTCGCGGACGGAGACGCCGTCCTCGCCGAGTGCGGCCGCGACCTCCGCCTTGAGGGCGTCGAGGTCGCGGTCCGCCTGCGCGCGTGACCGGCTCCACTTCTGCCAGGCGACCTGGAGGTCGACCTGCGTCTGCATCGGCACCGCCTGGAGGCGGTGCTCCGGTGTTTTGCGCGGGCGTCCCATCAGCAGAAGCGTAGCGGACACGTTGGACGATTACTCGGACTGGGTCTCGTCGTGGTGCTCGACGTGCGGCGGCTCAACGACGTCGGGCGGCGGCGTCGGGATCACGATCGGATGCGACGGGCGCAGGTCGTTCTCCTGGTCGGGCGGAGCCTCCGGGAGGTCCTCGCCGCCGAACACGATCGTGCCCGAGTCGACGGTGTGGCCGCCGTCGTCGACGATCTCGATGTCGGACGTGCCCTCGTAGTCGGTGCCGACCGTGACGGTGAACGACCCGTCGTTCACCGTCTGCGTCGTGGAGATGTCGCCGGTCTCGGGGTTCTGCATCCGAACCTGGACGATCCCTTCGCCCGACGCGCCCTCGTACGTGATGCCGTAGACGTCGCGGTTGACGAGCTTCGCTGCTTGAACGGTCATCTCGGTCCCTTCGTTGAATGGGTCGTGAACATAGCTGGCCAGAGCAGGCGATCCCGGGCGGCGCGCGAGGACGGGTCACCGGACGCCGGCCTTCGAGCACTCGGCGGAGTGCAGGCCCTGGCCGACTCCGCACTCCTCGCACGGCGGCGGGCCATTCTGGCTGGCCGCTGGCGCGCGCCTTCTGCGCGTCGCGCTAGCGGCCTCTTTAGAAGTACGTAGTACTTCTTCTCGCGAGCGCGCGCGCGCGCGCGTGGAGCATTTTGCTAGCGGGTTGCTAGCAGAAAGGTGGATGAAACCCGCATGGTTGAGCCGAGCGAGTTGTGCGCTCGTTGTTCGCATACCGAGCTCTCGTGAGAGGCTCGCCGTATCCTCGCGGAGAGCTCGTCGTTTGCTCGCGTACAGCAGCCAGATACCTACGAGCACTCCGCGGTCGCCCTGGGAGAGTCCGCGGAAGGCGTCGTCGTGGAGCAGCTCGGTGTAGATCTTGATCCAGATCGGGTTGCGGCGGCGGTAGTGCTGGAACCTGTCCCAGTTCGGGACGATGATCCACCGCTGCCTCGCCACCGCTACTCGACGATCCTGACGCGGTGCGCCAGCACGAGCTGGCGCTGCCCGTCGTCGAAGTCGACCACCACCATCGCCGGCGACCGGTTCCAGCGCGGCTCGACCGTGGTCTTGCGCTCGATCCGCACGACCCGGCCGAGCTTGCCGTCGACGCCGACCACCTTGATCCGGACGCCCGGCGTCAGCGCGGTCAAGGCGCCGGCGTCTCCGTGTACGAGTCCTCCTCGACGACCGAGATCGAACCCTTCGCGAGATGGCGGAGCTTGACGCCGATCCACCGGTACTTCTCCTGCGACGGCGACCAGATGCCGCGCTGCACGATCGCGCCGGGGTCCTCGTCCCACGGCTCGCCGGCGCAGAGCTTCCGCAGCGTGCCGCGGCCGGTGAGCCGGTAGACGGTGCGCCCGTCGCGCATGAAGACGAGCAGCCTCACGACTTCCTCCTCTCGTACGGCCCGCCGAAGCGGCGGACGTGTTCGGCCTCGGTCAGGGTTGGGTGGCCGTCCAGGATCCAGCGGACGAGCGCTGGGTCGCGTGCACGCAGCTCGGCGAGCGCGTCCAGGGCCCGCTTGAGCGCCCCCGGCGCCGGCGGCCGCACAGCGGACGTGTTCCGGCCGTAGTCCCAGTCGGCGCCGGACGTGACGTGCAGCCGCCGCGGCGGCGGCTTGATCGGTGGGGCGACGAACCCGCTCAGCAGCCGCCTCCCCACGGTTGCAGGCCGGAGTGGCGGTAGAGGATGTAGGCGAGCCGCACCGACTGGACCGGGTCGGCCAGGCGGGCCCGGAAGCCCTGCCAGCTCACCCGGCGGTCGTGCCAGAAACGTTTGAACTCAGACGAAACTCGCGGGTTGTTCGCCGTCCACAGCGGCCACTTGATCTGGAACAGCCCGGCGACCGACTCGCCTCTCGCGGCGTCGTCGTCGTTGTAGGCGATCGCGGTCAACCCGGACTCGCGCCGAGCGATGCACGCCATGACCGCGCCGGCGCCTTGCCGGTCGAACCAGGCGTGGATCGCGTGCTCCGCGAATGCCTGCTGCTTCGCCGTCGCGGTGCCGTAGTTCTCGCCCGGCGCCTCCGTCGTCCAGATCACCGCGATCGCCACCATGCACCCGAGCGCAATCACGAGCATCAGCGCCAACGGCCGGCCCGTCACGACCGTCTCCCGCTCAGGACGAGCCGCTCGAGCTCGGTCAGGTTCCAGACCGCCTCGACGGCGTACAGGTCGCCGCCGATGTGCTTGAGCAGGGCCGGGTCGCCGGGCGGCGCCGGCACCTGCGTCCACGTCCAGTCGTCGGCCTCCCACAGCACGAGGCGGTCGCCGAGGCCGCGGGCGGGCCGGTGCCTGGGCGGCACGATCGGCACCATCGCCGTCCACGCGTGCCAGTCCGACGCGACTCCGCGCCTGGCGGCCTGGAAGCCGTCCGGCAGGTCGAAGCCGGCCTCGACGTTGATCACGCCGGAGCGGTAGTCGTACCGGCGGCGCAACGAGTCGGAGAACTCGACGCTCCCGTCATGCTGGACGCCGCCCGTGTAGCAGAACGCCGCCCGCCAGGTGCACACGGCCAGCCGGGGGACGAGGCAGTTCTCGCGGCGCTCGTTGTCGCTGCGGCCGTACGTGAGGGTGCGAACGACGGTGCCGCCCGCCCTGATCGTCTCGCTCAACGCGATCATCGCGACGTCGTCGCGGGCCGCGACCGAGTAGGCGCGGGCGATCTGCTCGAACTCGGCCCGCTCACGCGGATCGCTCGACCCCCGGGCGGCGCGGCGGTACTCGGCTGCGCGGGCGCGGGCGGCGGCGCGCGGGATCTCGACAGTGGACAGGTTCATGCCGCCGCCTCCGCGATCGCCGTCGGGTCGAGCTCCACGGTGATCTGGAGCAGGTCGGCGATCTTGTGCTCGGTGCGGGCGTCGGCCAGCTCGAGCATCGCGGCGAGCTCGCGGTCCTTCGCGTCCGCGAGCAGGTCGCTGATCACCCGGTACGACTTGGTCAGTTCGGCGACCGCGTACCGCGCCCGGTCGAGCCTGTCCTGCGCGGCCGCGAGTCGTTCGTCTTGCTCGATCATGCTTCCTCCTCCGTGAACGGGATGTCGTCGTCCTGGCTGAACTCGTGCTCGGCCTCCCACCGCTCGCGCTCGTCCGGCTCCGGCTCGAGCTCGACGTGCTCGGCCTCGACGTAGCTCTCGGGCGGCTCCTCGTACTCGCCCTCGTCGCGGGCGGCGACGCCGAGCATCGCCTCGGGCGCGAACTCGTCCAGGGCCCGTTTCGCCGCCCGGGCCCACATCATCCGGTCGGGCACCTTCTTGTACGCGGAGCCGTCGCGGACGAGGCCCTGCCGCTGCGCCATCTCGATCGTGAACAGCGACCGGCCCAGCTCCTCGCCGGTGTCCATCCGGATCACCGCCGCGATGCAGTGGACGTCGTCGCACTCGATCGACACGACCCGGAAGCCGTGCTTCGACGCCAGCGCCCGCAGCAGCTTCGTCGACGGGATCAGCCGCCCCTTGTGGAACGACAACTCGTTCGCGGCCAGCGGGTTCTCGACGCCGAACAACTGGCGGGCGTAGTACGTCCGCAGCGCCGCCGCCGCGCCGAGCGACTCCGGGCTGCGGTCGTCACGCTCCGCCTTCGCCAGCCAGTCCCCGAGCTGCCGGACCTCCAGCAGCTCCTCCGGCATCGCGGGCCGCTGCACCACATCAGTGCCCGTCTCGCTCATCTCGTCCTCCTCTCGGTCACTCGTTCCTGATGTCCTCGCGCCACGTAGGCAGCAGGACGTTGGTCATGCGGAGCAGGATGTCCGCGGCGTCGCGGACGGTCACGTCGCCGCCGCCTAGTGCTCCTGCAGCGCGCAGGTCGGCGAGCGCGTCGATCCGCACTCCGAGCGTGGGGTCGGCACGGTGGAACGCCGCGATGAGGTCCTCGCCGGCAGGCTCGTCGTAATCCCCGTACTCGCCGCTCACGAGCTCGGCACGTATCTGCTCGGCCTTTGCTCCGATGACCGCAAGCTCGTCGAGCATCTCTCGCCGCTCTGCCTCGGTGAACCCTGCTTCGCTCATCGTCCACCTCCTTCGTCGAACTGCCTCCAGATCTCCGGGTGCGACGCGAGGCCGGGCACGGCCGCGGACAGCGCCGCGAGCCGCTCCCGCTCTTCCCGCGTGCCGCGTATGTCGCGGACGTTGAGGCCGTACCTCGTCTGCTCGGCTGCCGACAGCCGTCGCCGCACGTGCAGGATCGGGTACGTGCCCTTCTGCTCCCACTCGCCGAGGGTCGCGTCGCCGACACCGTCGAGCGCTCGCAGCGCGATCACCCGTGACGTGCCGTAGCTCATGCCGCATCCGCTTGCGTGCCAGACCGGCCCGCCGAAGTTGAGCTGCAGTCACTCATAGCCCGCGTTCACGCTCAAGACGAGCGAGCCGAGCGGCGTCATCGACGCGTGCCTCGGATGAGCGCACTCCTCGGCGAGCAGCGCGACGTGATCGAGCGCGATCCGCTGCGCCTTCGTCATCGCAGCAGCCTCCGGAGGTTCTGGCGTTGTTCTGGCGTCAGCGCCGATTTCTCGGCGGTCGCCTTTCCACGTGGAATCCCTGGCCTAGCAGGTGTTTCGGGGGAGTGGGCGCGGCTGGGATCGAACCAGCGACCTCCCGCGTGTGAAGCGGGGCAGACGGAAAGGCGAGCCCTGGCGGGTCGAGGCGAGAACCCCGGGAACCGGGCTAGCCATGCGGGATTGCTCACGATTCCCCTCGGTCGTGCCGCATGGCTACGTCGCCCGGTCCCAAGACGTTCTGGCGTTTTTCTGGCGTCACCGACGTCCAGTCGTGGCAGTAGCCGCAGTAGCCCTCTCGGATGTCGTTCGGGTTGTACGACGTCCGGCCGCAGCGCGGGCAGGTGATCGATGGCTCAGCCACGGTGCCCCACTGCACGTCCGCGGCCACCCGCTGCACCCACAAGCCCAGCCGCTCGACAAGGACACCCACCCATTCAAGAGCGAGCCCTGATCGACGCGGGAGGGCGTCAGCCACGGCCCTCTTCCGTTTTTTCGACCACGATTGAGGGGCGCTGGTTGAGCCTGTCGCGTGCACGCTCGGCATGGTCGCGGACGAGGTGGCCGTAGGTCTTGTCGATCATCGCCACGGACGTGCCCATCAGCCTGCTCAGCTCGAAGGCGTCGAAGCTCGCTTCCAGCGCCCAGGCCGCGAACGTGTGCCGCATCGCGTACGGCGACGGCAGCCAGATCGCCCCGTTGCGCTGGAGACCTGCCGCTTGCAGGCCGGGCCGCCAGATGCGGTTGCGGAAGTTCGGCAGGCTCAGGTGGACGCGCGGCCCTCGCGTGTGCCCGTACTTCGCGTTCGACCACAGCAGCGGCGTGTCGATCCGGGCGGGGAGCTCGTCGAGCGCCTGGAGCGCCCTGTCGGTCAGCGGCACGACCCGGCGCGACCGGCTCGTCTTGGCGTAGTGCTTGAGCCCACCGGCCACGGTGTAGGTGCGGGCGACCGAGACGACGCCGGCGCGGGTGTCCGTGTCCCGGCGCTCCAGCGCGGCCCACTCCTCCGGGCGCAGGCCGGTCTCGGTGCCGAAGACGACGAGCTGCGCCCACGGCACCGGCAGCTCCTCCGCGAACGCGTCGACCTCGGCCGTGTCGGAGAACGGCTCGATCTCCTCGGCGCGGACCTCGGCGGCGCTGAGCGCCTGGGCCGGGTTGCGGAGCATCCGGTCCCAGTCGGCGGCGGCCTTGAGCACCTGCTTGACCGCCCGCAGCTTCCTGGCCCGCGACGTCTCCGCTTGCGCCGCCAGCCAGGCGGTGATCTGGCCCTTCCCGCCCTCCAGCTCGCGGAGCGTCTTCTCGCCGAACACGGCGATCGCGGAGGCCATGTCCTCCCGCAGCTTCGCCTTCGTCCGGTCGGCGCCGCCGTGCGTGGCCAGGTACTCCTCGAAGAACTCCTCCAACGTCTGCTCCCTGGTCGAGACGCCGGCGTTCAGCCGGGACGCGATCTCGTCGCGCCACCACTTCCTCGCCTCGGTCGCCGACCGAAACCCCGACTTCTGCTGGCGCTCCCCGTCCTCGACCCAGCGGATGCCCTTGCGCTTGCCGTCGCGCATGGTGAACACCGAGCCTTGCTGCTCAGCAGGCATCAGACACCTCGTAGAGTCTGCGACGCGTGGGACTGACCTCCCGTGCCGGGCCCGGGCCGTCTCGACGGTGCCGGGCCATGTGCGTTGTCGCCCTCAACCCTAACGCGGCAACGCTCGTCCAGCCAGGCGTCGATCTCCGAGGCCCGGAACCGCACCGGCGCGCCCTTGCGCCCGTACAGCCGGAAGCCCGGTAGGTCGCCGGACTGGAAGCGATCCATGACCGTGGCCAACTCCAGGCCGAGCAGCTCGGCGACCTCACGCGCCTTGAGCAGACGCTCGGTCATAGGCGAGCAGGCCGGGTGGCGCCCGGGAGACGCCACCCGCCCTCGTGCCTGCTCAAGATCATGGTGGGGGGCCGGTCGGCCGCCGGGGGGGAGTGGCGGCCGACCAGCAGATCCTCCGGGGCCGGGCCGCAGAAACCGGGCCCCGGAGTCACGGGCGCAGCCTGGCGGAGACGAGCACTCCGTTCTCGGCCGCGTCGTAGGTGAGCTCGAGCCGGCCGTCCGACGCGAGCTGCAAGGCTTCCTCTGGCACGAATCGCAGGCCGCCGTTCGCGTACACGAACGCGGCGAACAGCCTCCGCTCGGACAGCTCCTCGACCTCGCGCGCCTGCACGACCCACGCGTCCTCCTGCACCAGGCGGGTCATAGGACGGCCTCGATGGGGACGTAGCCGATCACCCGGCGCCGGGTGTGGCACTGGGGGCAGTCGACGAACGACGGGAGCAGCTCGGCCTCGCTCAGCGCCGGGTCAGGGTCGGGCGCTTCGGCGCAGTGGCCGCAGCGGGCGAGCATGTAGACGTGGCTGCCGAACGCGTCGGCGAGCAGCAGCTCGATCGGGAGCGTGTCGCCGCTCACGGCGTGCAGTCGACGTAGAGGATCTGCGGGTTGGCCTGGTAGGTGCCGCCGCGCGCGTTGAAGTAGTCGGCGGCGAGCGGGTCTTGCAAGGTGGCGCCGTTGCCGCGGCCGAGGTGCACGACGGGGGCGCTGGCCTTGTGCCCCAGCGACTCGGTCATCACCATCGGCCCGGCGACGAACCCGCGCGCCTCGACCGTCTCGATCTGCGCCATGCTCGGGTTGAGGCCGTTGTCGAAGATGGTGATCACGGGCGAGCACTCGTAGCCGTCGTTGCCGAAGACGCCGCCGAGGTTCTCGGCGCGCGCGTAGACGCGGCCGCGGAAGCTCTGCCCGAGCTGCAGGTCGCCGAAGCACTCGTCGATGTCGCGGCTGTAGATCGTGTACAGGCCGTCGTCGTCGGAGAACTCGCCGGCGGGGAGGACGTCGTCGTTGTTGGGGGTGCCGCCGAGGTAGCCGGAGTGGACGCCGGTCCCCTTGGTCGCGTGCACGTCGATCTGCTGGGCGAGCTGCCCGATGTCGTAGTGCTCGGCGTCGATGTCGTTGCCGCGGCAGCCGTACCAGCGGCCGTCGTCGCCCTGCAGGGCGCCGGAGTAGATCGCGCCCGCTCCCTGGTTGCGGATCTTGACGCCCCACCAGCGGAAGCCGCGACAGTGGTCGTGCTGGCTCGGGTTCCAGGGGCCGAGCACGAGACCCGAACGGCGGCCGCCGGCGATCTGGCCGCCGTAGAGGCGGATGCCCTCGCACCAGGGGTAGACGCTGGAGAACACGGACGTGTCGAGCTTGTCGGAGCTGTCGCCGGCGAACACCGTCTCCGGGTCGAGGTAGATGTCCGCCCCCGCCCCCTTGAGCCGTTGCGTGATGTAGGAGCGGCCGCCGGGGATGCCGTCGATCGTCATCGGCCCGACGGCGACGACGTCGCCGTCTTCGAGGCCGCCTCCGGCCTGCAGCCACGTCTTGAGCTGGTTCGGGTCCTCGGTCTCTCGCGTGTACGAGCTCGGATAGTCCCAGTCGCGGTCGGGCCAGCCGAGCAGCCAGCCGCCCGGCGCAGGCTCACCGACGTCGTCGGCGACGAGCAGGATCGGCTTGCCGCAGTACGGGCAGGCGGCCGTGTCGGTCTTCATCGGCGGCGTCCTCCGCGTCCCTGCCTGGCGAACACGAGGCCACGCTTCTTCTTGTTCAGCGTGCCGACCGTGGTGCCGACCGTGGTCGACCGCGCGCACGGGCACGGGACCGGCCGGCTCGCGCGGAGCTGATGTGCCGGGTTGAGGCCGGAGATGCCGCCGATCCCGACCACGGCGGCGATGATCGCGACCACCTTGCCGTCGGGAGGCCGGAACCGCCGCCGGCGATCGCGGTCGGCCGCGACCGCGGCCATGAACACGGCGACGTCGAGGCCGAGCTGGTCGATGAGCGCGTAGGCGTGCGCGTCTTGCGGCGTCACCTTGCCGCTGACCCAGCGGCGCACCGCCGCCTCGGAGTAACCGACGAGCTCGGCGACCTTGGCCGGTGTCAGCCGCTGCTGGTGCAGCGCAGCGGTTAGCAGGTGCTCAACCTCAGAGCCGGAGCGGGCTTGGGCCCTTGTCACTGCCGCCTACCTTCCTGCCGCAGAAGTCGGTCGACCTTGCCTGCTCGCCGACCTTGTTAGGAACAGAAGGGGTCTGTCCTGCAGCGAGCCCGAAGCTACTACGCCGCACCGTCACGGCGCAGGACTCAGTTCGTAACGTATCGAAAGAGTCGAGTTCAGTCACGCAAGGTGCGGGAATTTCGTACGGGCCGTGCGACTGGTCGCTAGAGGCGCTCGAACGCTTCGGCCTGCCGTTCGGGCGTCCAGACGTTCACTCGTCGTCGTCCTCATCCGGCGCGAGCGTGAACCGCGCCGCCCACTCGCAGAGGCCGAGCGCACGCCAGGTCGTCATCCCGGCCGGGCCGTAGGCGTGCCCGGCCGACGCCTTGTCGCCCACCGTCTGGTGCTCGTAGACGACGATCCAGCCGGTCAGCACTTCGCCCTCGTCCAGATCGAGATGCGCCTGCAGCGCCTCGTGGATCGCCTCCTGCTCACGTGCGTCGTCGTCGTTCACGACGCGATCTCGCTGATGACGATTACGAGCACGCCTAGGCGTGCTCGTCGTGGCCGCCGGCGTCGCGCGCGTCTACCATGCGCTCGCTGCCGCGGTCGTGGCTCCACAGCTTCCTGACCACCCAGGCGGCGGCGGCGAGGACGACGGCCAGGAACAGGTAGGTGCCGATCACGACGACCGCCCACGCCTGCCGATCACAGCCACCTCCACAGCGCACCGAGCCGGTCGGTCAGCCACAGGACGCCGGCGGCGATGACGAGCGCGATCAGAAGCAGGACGGTGACAGGGCCGAACCTGGGCGGCGGTCCCGGGTCGGACAGGAAGTAGTCGAAGTAGTCGTCGCATGATGACGGTCTGGTCACGCTCCCACTCCTCGTCCCAGGTCACAGAGGATGCCCGGCCGCGAGCTGCGACCCCACCGTCGGAGCGCCGTGCGTGTAGTTCGTGTGATGCGAGAGCTGCTTGCCGTTGCCCCACAGCCGCTCGACGTTGACGCCGACGTGGACATGCGGGCCGCCGCCCTGGTTGTGGTCGAGCACGACCCCGACCTTGCCGCCCTTGCCGATCCGGGTGCCGACCTTCGGCGCCGAGACCATGTGCCCGAACCAGTAGTCGATCTTCGAGTCGCCCTCGGCGTAGCAGGCGTCGCCCGGGTCGGAGCTCGAGTCGCGGACGATCTTGATCGCCTCCGGGGCGATGATCGTCGCGCCCGGGTCGAACGCGTCGTCGAACGCCGGGTAGAGGCTGATGCCTCCGGTCGGGTGTGTCAGGTCGTGGTCGAGCACGCTCTTGCCGTTCGGGTGCACCGGCCCGAGCGCCGGCACGCCGCCGCTGCCGGGCTTGTAGCTCTTGAGCAGATTCAAGGCGACCGAGTCGAACGCGGGCTGGCCGCCGTTCGCGAGCTCCTTCGGGATCAGCGCCGTCCGCAGGATCTCGAACGTGTGCGGGCCGAAGACGCCGGACTGGTCGAGGCCCGACTGCCGCTGCACGCCCTTGACGCCGGTGTCCTTGACGTTGCCGCCCTTGCCGAGCGCGAAGCTGTCCGAGTAGCCGTCATCCCACCCGTCCGGATCCCACGGCCACCGGCCCAGCCTCGAGACCGCCCGCTTGTAGGCGGTGACGTCCTGGCCGGAGTAGAACCCCTCGCCGTGGGCCGGGCAGTAGAGCGTGCGCGGCAGGCTGACCTTCGGAGGCTTCGGGTTCGTCGGGTACGGCTTCTCGTACCACTCCGTCACGCAGCTAGGTTAGAGATCGGTCGTGACGCTAGAGGACACCGCCGAGCTGCCCATCCTGCCTGTCGTGCAGACGATGCGTGAACAACCGGGGTCGATGCTGCTCTTCGTCGGCGAGGTCACGCTGATGGCGCTGATGACGGTCGGGCTCTTGACCGTCGTCTTCCTGCTCTGCCTCGGCGGCTACGTCCTCGTCGCCAAGGCCCCCGGCTAACCGCCACGGCATCCGAGATCGGCGAACTACTTGACTTGCGTCTTCACCGAGTTGAACGGCGCCACCGCCGTCGCCCCGTCCCCGTACTGACCGACCACTTTCAGCACCACGTCAACGATCTTGGCGCCCGGGGTCAGCGTGAACCACGGCGACACCTTGCTGCCCACGGGAGGCCCCACGATGACGACGACCCCGGCAGGCGTCGTCGCTATCGCCGAGTCGTCCATCCACTTGTAGCTCGCGCCATTGTCGGTCGAGTATTGGAGGCCGAAGGTGGCCGTCCAGACGGTCACTGAAGTCCCTGTGCTCGTGAGGTCGATCGCCGCCCCGCCCGCCGCGGCCGCAAGCTGGATCGTGTTCACGTCGACGACAAGGACGTAGTACTGGGTGCCGACAACGAGACCGCCGGGGGCAGGCGCACCGTTGATCGTCACGATCTGGTTCGCGACCAGGCCATGAGCCGTGACCGTGAGCGTGTTCGCCGCAATGTCCACGGACGAGACGGTCTTGTTGATAGCAGGCGGACCGTCCAGGTCCAGGTGCAGTCGGATCTGTGTCGCGTTCGTGAGGTCGGTCTTGACCGAATACTTGCGGCCGTTAGAACCCGACCCCATAAAGTCCGTCTGCGCGACCGGGAACGACCCCCAGGACATCACGACCACCCCGCTCGCCACCGCGATCATCTGCTCCACGAGCGCAACGGCGGGACCTCCGCCGCCGCCGGCCGCGGTGGCAACCCAGCCGGCCGCGCCTGCGCCTGTCTCCTTGCGGTACAGGGTCGTGTCGGTGCCGCCGTCGAGGCGCAGGTACAGCGACCCGACCGGGGCGGCAACCGCAGGGGCGCCGGTGCCGGAGAGGATGATCGGCGTCGAGGTGATGCTCGAGCCGACGTACAGCCGGGGCGCGTAGTGGTAGCCGTCCTTCGTGACACCAGCCATCGGCGTGCCGCCATAGGCCTGCCATTGCTGCATGTCCGGCGTCTGGCCGAAGCCCGCCATCAGCTGCAGGTGCGGATCTGCGCTCCCAGCACCCAGGCTGAGGGCGCGTCCACCCATGCCGGTGTAACGCAACGCCTGAGCGTTCGGGTTGCCGCTGTTGTAGGGGCCGAACCGCCGGTAATTCGTCGCCGTTGACACCCGGACAAGCTGCGATCCGCTGAGTGTCTTCTCGTAGTTGTTCCAGACGAAGTGATTTCCGGGCTCGTACAGTGGGTCGAACGCGATAGCGATTCCGTTCGGGTCCGTGTTCAGCGCCATGTCGAGCGCGAACGTGTTGCTCATCCCGACCGTGGGATCGACGGCCTCCCCCTCGAAACGGATGAGGGGCAGGTAGTTGAACCACGGCACTCCGTACGTGCTGCTGGGGTAACTCAGGCCTGCCCCGTAGACGTTCTGGACCGTGACCGCCTGGGCCTGGTTGACGAGAAACGCCTGACTCCACGGCAGGTTCAGGACGGTGGAGACCGTGCCGCCGGTAAGACCGGTGCTGCTCGTTGAGATCAGGGAGCTCTTCATGCTCGTCCATCTGTACTGGCCCGTCGGCTGGTCGAAGTCGAAGATGAACGCCTGCTGGTTCAGGTTGATCCCCGTCCTCGTATAGACGGGGGCGGTGCCTGCCGCCCGGGAGGCGACGTAATCGACAGAGCCGTAGATGTCGATGTCGTTCGTGGTGACGTTGGGATTACCGGCGATCAACGCGGCCTTTACGGTGGCGGGATCGTCGTTCCAGTTGTGTGTCGTCGTCACGCCCTTGAACGTGATCGTGTACGTGCCCCCAGTGAGCGCGGCCGTGCCCAACCGATAGAGCGTCTGTTTCCTCGCCGTCCCGCCACCGGTCCCCTCCATGTGCGTCACGCCCGTAAAGGAGATAGAAAAGTTGGCGGCAACGAGCACGTCGGGACTACGGTCCTTGACGAACGTGACCTGCTGGTCGCATTGTTCGATGTCGCAGGCGTGAGCTGTGAAGATCGAGCAGCTGGAGCACTCGAGACCGACCCCGCAGTTGAAGATCATCCACTCCTCGATATAGCCCTGCACCGCGGCGACGGTGACCCCGACGACAGGGAAATCCTGGACGCGAACGCGGGAACTCATTTGCGGCTGCTGCGCATAGAGCATGACTCCGCTCAGCCCTGCCGTATTGCCGCCGCTCAGATAGCAGTCCGACCAGAGCATCCTTGACATGCCGGCGCTGAAACATCTGATCGTCCCAGAGCCGTTATCGGTGAACGTGACTGGGTTGCCGGTGTCGGCGCGCTTTAGCGCGATCTTGGTGTTGTTGGAGCCGTCCTTGGAGACGATCCAGTACTTTCGCCCCTCCTCGATCCCGGTGGGGAGAACGGCCCCTTCGCCCTGGGCGTAGAACTGGACCTCGGCGTCGACTCCGTTCACGTCGCCGCTCGCCGTGTTGAACGTGCCCGCCGCACTGTTGAACGTGACGGTGCTGTAGTTTCCCGCGGCCGTAAGCAGGTACTGGCACGGGCGGCCGTCTTGCCAACCCCCGAGCAGGTTGTTCAGCGCCCAGCTCCTCGGGGTGAGGCAGGTTCTCTGAACAACGCTGTAGTCGTTCGCCCACAGGGGGCGAGAGGTGCCGTACGCCGCCACGCTGCCTTCGCCCACCCCGACTATCGGGAGCGTGTGAACCTGCTGGTCGAGCAGCGCGTTGCGAAGGTTGACGAAGTTGTCCGTCGCCCCGGCGTCCCCCTTGGCCCCATAGGACTCCCAGGTGACGATATTCGCGGGCACCGGAGATACCTGATCGCCCGACGTGTGGTTGAACTTGAACGCCGCCGACACCGTCACCACCGGGTCGGAGATGGCAGTGATGCGGCGGACCTCGCAGTTCTGCAGCCCGTAGGAGAAGGCGACGAACAGTCCGACCTTGAGTCCGAGCGTGGACGAAAGCGTCGCCGTCGTCGCGCCCGCCGTGACGCCGGCGGCCAGCGGGTAAAACCCGCCCGGGTCGCCCTTGACGCCTTGCGGGCCGGTTGCTCCTGCGGGCCCGGTGGGGCCGGGGGCGCCGGTGGCGCCGGTCGGCCCGGTAGGGCCGGTCGCACCCGGCGTGCCGGGATCGCCCTTCGCGCCCTGCGCGCCGGGGTCGCCTTTCGGGCCTTGGGCGCCGTCGGTGCCGGGGGCGCCGTCGAGTCCTTTCGGGCCGGTCGGACCGGCGGGCCCGGTGGCGCCGGCAGGTCCGGTCGGCCCGGTGGCGCCGGTTGCTCCGGGATCGCCCTTGACGCCTTGCGGACCGGTTGCTCCTGCGGGGCCGGTGGGGCCGGGGACGCCGGTGAGGCCGGTCGCTCCGGTGTCTCCCTTGTCGCCCTTCGCGCCCTGAGCTCCGGCAGGGCCGGTGGCGCCTGTCAGGCCCTGCGCGCCGGTGGCGCCGGTCGGCCCGGTGGGGCCGGTCGCGCCCGGCGTGCCGGGGTCGCCCTTCGCGCCTTGCGAGCCGGGGTCGCCCTTCGCGCCTTGCGCCCCGGTCAGGCCGATCGGGCCCTGAGCTCCGGTTGGGCCGATCGCGCCGACGTTGCCTTGCGGGCCTTGCGGGCCGGTGGGGCCGGGCGGCCCGACGATCGGGCCGGAGTCGAACCAGCCTGACGCTTCCCACACCCACAGGTGCCCGTTCGACAGGACGATGTACGCGTCACCGTCGGCGGCGGCCGGCGGCAGGTCGGCGACGGTGGGGACGCTGCCCTTCATGTTGATGCCGGTGCCGGCCGCGCCCTGCGGGCCGGTCGGGCCCTCCGGGCCCTGCACCCCGGCAGCGCCTGGATCTCCCTTCGCCCCCTGCGTGCCCTGCTGACCGGTCGGGCCAGTCGGGCCGATCGGGCCGGTCGGGCCGGCCGGGCCCGGGGAGCCGACCGCGCCGGTGGTGCCCTTCGCCCCGGTGGCGCCGGTGGCGCCGGTCTGCCCGGTCGGGCCTTGCTGGCCGGGGTCGCCCTGGGCGCCCTGGTCGCCCTGGTCGCCTTGCGGCCCTTGCGGGCCGGGCGGGCCGACGGGGCCGCCGGACTTGACCTCGATCACGTTCGTGTCGCGGATCACCTCGACGCTTGAGCTCATGGCCCGGCCCCGTTCAGGGAGAGCTCGCCGGCGTTGGTGACGTCCTGCTCGACGGTGAGGCGGCCGCGCACCCAGGTCGTGATGGTGCCGTCGGGGTTCGTGACTTCGACGTCGTAGCTGTACGGGTTCGCGTCCAACGGCGGGTCGGGCATCGAGATCGTCACCAGGCCGTCGTCAGCCGGTGCCGCCACGAGCTGCCAGCAGCCCTCCGGGCTCTCGGCCCAGGAGGCGACGGCGGCGTCGGTGAGGTCGATCGGCACGTCGTCGTGGATGAACCGGAACGTCTGCGCCCATGTGTCGCCTCGGTAGGCGCGTAGGTTCACCGTGACCGGCAGGTCCGGCATCACCAGAGAGTAGTCACGAGTCGTTGTCCTTGCCGTTTTCGGGCAGGGCGATGATGAGCATCGCGATCCCGCCCAGGAACAGGCCGCCGGCGAGCAGGTCGGTGTCGGGCTCCGCGTTGCGGACCCAGACGACGATCGCGAGCACGAGCGCGCCGACGCCGAGCAGGGTCAGGTAGAAGCGCCGCTTGATCCGCCACGGCATCGCTAGCCCAGCTTGATCCAGGTCAGGATCGTCGCGGTGTGGCCTTCCGGGTTGGGGTCGGTGACCGGCTGGATCGTGCTCTTGCCGTTCGAGTTCGTCGCCTTGAGCTGCGCGACCTCGCCGGCGCCGGTGGTCGTGAACAGCGTGTGCAGCGACACTGTCTGCCTGCCGGACGGCTCCTGGCAGGCGGAGGCGAGGCGGCCCTGGACGGCGCCGGAGAGGTCGACGGTCGTGTAGCCGGGGGCGGAGAAGTCGGTCGGCATCACGAACACCTTGCCGAGCAGCAGCCAGGTGCCGGCCGCCAGCGTCGGCGTCGAGAGCACGACGGTCCAGACGCCGGACGCGAGCCCGACCGCCGTCTGCAGGTCGATCTGGCCGTTCTGCTTCGTCGGTGCCGGCGGCGGCGGCCCGATCGCCTCGAGTGCCGCCACCCGGTTGTTGAGCGGCGTCCAGATCGACGTCTTGAGGACGCCGTCGACGTCGGTGGCGAGGTTCCCGATCCCGGCGGGCCCGTCGGCCGGGTCGGTGGACGCCGGGTAGCGGAACGAGTAGTTCGGGGTGACTGGCATGGTGCCTCCTAGGTGGGTGGGATCGCCCAGAGGGCGTTCGACCAGTTGCCGTACTTCGTGAGCTCGACCGCCCAGGTCGCGTTCTTCGTCTTCAAGGTCGCCCACGTCTGCGCGCCGGGCTGGCTCCCCGACGTCCCGAGCGTCAGGCCTGCGGGCTTCTGCGACAGGATCGCCGCGTTCGTCGCGGCGGCGTTCGGGGTCTCGGCCGTGTTCGTCTTCACGGTCATGTAGTAGGGGTCGCCGTCGCGCTCGACCAAGGTCACGGCCTTCGTGCCGGTCAGGGTGGCCTGGACGGCGGAGATCATCGCGGCCGGGGTGCCGCGCCGGAACCCGATCATCGACAGGATCCAGGCGCGCTGCTGCGCGTCTGTGAGGCCGCCGGGGATGCGGACGCCGACGAACTGGCCGAGCCAGCCGAGCGCTTCGGGTGGGCAGCGGTTGATGTCGAGGAGCAGCGACCAGCCCGGCCCTTCCGGCTGGTCGCGGACCCAGTCGTCGACCATCTGGAACATCGTCCCGATCGCGTTGCAGAGGATCAGCAGCGACCAGCCGACGTTCGGCTCCTGGGCGGTGAGCGGGTCCAGCGACGCGTACAGGTCGCCGGCGAACGAGTCGGGGGCGAGCGCTGCCGGTGGCGGCGTGTCGGGCATCAGGTCAGGCCGCTCGTTCCGGTGATCGTGCCGGGCTGCGTCAGCGGGGCGACGCCGGTCAGGGCGACGTCGACGGTGCCCATCGCGCCGCCGTGCTTGCCGATCGTGAGCGTCTTGACGTAGCGGACGCCGGTCACGTTGTTGATCACCTGCGACACCTCGAGGTAGCGGAGCGTGGTCTCGTTGATCCAGTTGACCGAGCCGCTGTCGCCGAACTGCGGCAGCCCCCAGTTGTACGGCTGGAGGTAGTCGGTGAGCGCGGCGATCACGCGGTTGGCGACGTCGGTTGGGTCGTAGCCGGAGTAGTTCACGGCCGCGAAGGTGACGTCGATCTGGTTGTAGGTCGGGTCGCCGACGTAGACGAGGAAGTTGATCTCGCGCTGCGACTGGAGCTGCGACAGCACGGCGGTCTTGACCGCCGCCGAGCACGGGTTCCCGTTCGCGTCGCAGACGAAGACGGTGCAGCAGCGCGGCTGGTTCGTCTGCTGCGTGTCGAGCTTGTAGAGGTCGACGGCGCAGGCGCGCGCCACCCCGGGCGTCATCGTCCTGGCCATGACCGCGAAATCGTTGGGCAGGATCGGCCTCGGCGCCAGCAGCGTGAGCATGTCCGAGAGCCGGTTGAGGTAGGCGTCGGCGGTCTCGGCGTCCTGGCCCCCGGTCGTCGCGCCGGCGAGCGTGACCGACTGGATGAAGTCGAGCGTGTCGATCATCGCCACCGTCCCGGTGATCCCGGACGCGGCCGCGCCCGGCTCGATCGCCACGACCTGCACCGACACGGTCGTCTGCCCGGCCGGGATCACCACGTCGGCGACGACCTGGAACCCGAACGCGTCCTGCGACGCCGGCGGCGTGATCGCCACGACGGTGCCAGCGTGGATCGTGTACCCGGCCGTGTCGATCGCCGTCCACACGGTGGTGGCGTTGGCGGCCACGGCGCCGTAGGGCGGGATGCCCATGATCGTCGCGCCGTAGAACTTGAAGATGTCCTCCGGCACCAGGCCGACGAGGACGCGCAGTTCCCCGGCGAGCTGGGCGAGGCTCTCGATCAGCCACGCCTCGAGGTTGCCCGGCGACGGGAGCCAGCCGGGCACCTGCGCTTCGATGTAGCCGAACGCGTCGGCTGCGAGGTCGACGGGCTCGGTCTCCACGGTGACGTCGATGTACGGCATCGGCTACTCCTCGGTTCGGACTTGGACGAACGTCTCGATGCGGGCGACGAGCTCGTCGAGCGCGTCGATCCCGGCGGTGAGCTGGACGCTGGCGCGCGGCTCCCACCGCTCGACAGCGTTGCGGAGGATCGTGACGTCGACCTGCGGCGACGAGAATGTCGGGTCGGGGATGCCGAACTCGGGGAGCTCGACCCGGAACGTGGTCGGGCAGAGCAGGATCGCCATGCAGCAGTCGGAGATCTCGTCCAGGGAGTCCTGCTCGGTGACGGCGGCGGTCAGCCCGAACCGGAACGGCAGCGAGAAGTGCGGCACGTCGGCCATCAGGCGTCGAGCTCCACTCGCAGGAACGCCGGCCCCGGACCCGCCGCGCCGGCCGTCACGACCCCTGTCCCGCCGCCGTTCGAGTAGCCCTTGACCGTGTACGCGTGCGACCCGGCGGGCGGAACGTCGCGGTACTGGCCGAAGACGGTGAAGCGGCCGTTGTTGGCGCCGGCGACTTCGCACCAGCCGTCGACGAGCTGGGTCGCGTCGCGGAACAGCATCAGGTCGGCCTGGGTCGAGTTGACGCCGAGGTTGAGGTGCGAGCAGAAGAAGCTCACCCGGACGGGGGTGCCGTCGTAGGTCTTCGCCGTCCCGGCGATGACGATGTTCGCCGCCGCCGGGGTGGTTCCGGTCAGAGGCACGTTCGCCGCGATCTGGTCGTAGGCGATCGTCCGGGTCGGCGGCGGCGGCGGCGGCGGCAGCGTGATCAGCATCGCCCACGGGTTGCCGTCCTCGTCGAACTGGACGAGCAGCTGGTCGCCGAGCTGCGGGATGTGGTCGCGCGGCGACCACGGCATCGGCCCGATCCGGACGCCGTCGACGTTCGCGTACAGCGGGTCTGTGCTCGAGGCGGGCGCCGGCGCGACGACGCTGCCCGAGACTGTGCGTGAGCCCCAGGTGAAGGCGATCACCCACGGCACCTGGCTCTCGTCGAAGACGACGAGGACGTCGTCTCCCCTGGTCGGGAGAGCGTTCGCCGGCGCCCACTGGCACGGCCCCCACTGTTGCCGGTGGCCGTCGAACGACCCGATGGTGACGTAGAGGTCGTCGTCGGGCGTGGTGACCGAGTTGGCGGCCCGGCCGAGCACGGTCGCCGGCAGCCGGGTCGAGCTCGGCGGCGGCTGGCTGAGCAGCTCGTCGAGGCGACTCATAGCTGGCCACCTTCTAGGTGTGCAACAAACTGGACAGGTATGTCGGAGCTGTTCATGCCTTTCACATGCCTGGCCAGTGTCGAGGAGTGAAGCCTGCGGTCGACCGCATCGGCTGGTGGGCGAACCCGCCCGAGTTGCCCGCCGACCCGGTCCCGTAGTGCTGGCCCTTGATGAACATGAAGACGTGGACGTCGTTCGCCCACACGGTCAGGCATTGGCCCTCGCCCGCCTGGCCCCATGAGCTCGCAAACTGGCCGGAGTCGTACACCGAGTCGCCCGGGTTGAAGCCCATCCCGACGGCGGCGAGCACCGCCCCCGTCGATCCGGAGCAGTCGAGCCCGACCGTGTGGCCGGTGTAGCCCGGCCCCGGCGCCCCGGTGTCCGCCGTCCCTGCCGAGCGGTGGCCGCCGTCCCACACGTACGGGAACCGCTTCGCCGCCAGCGCGTCGGCGGCCTGGACGAGCTGCGAGCACAGGTCGCCGGACAGGGCGGACTGCGCGATCGCCGCCTTTGACGTCGACGTCGGAGTCGAGGTGGTCGTCGTCGGCGCCGGCTCCGGAAGCGGCTGAGTCGGCCGCTGCAGCGTGATCTGCGTATCCGGGTCGAACAGGCCCCGGGTCATGTCCTGCACGATCCAGCGGCCGTCCGCCGGGCCGCAGTCCTCGATGACCACGACCGCGCCCGGGGCGGCGACCCAGCGGGCGGCGCGGGCGTGGACGGTGACGATGTCTCGGACCTTGCCGTGGTCGATGTCGAAGTCGATGCCGCTGACCCCGGGCGACTTCTCCGAGATGATCATCGACGGCTTCGCCTTGGCGAGCTCGGGCTCCGAGATGAAGTAGCAGACGTTCTCCGACACGAAGCACGCCCACTGCACCTCCGACGCCAGGCGCTGGAGGGCGTCCCACGTCGACTCCTTCGCCTTCGCCGTCTGCCCGGCCGCCGTGCCGCCGCGCTGGAACTGGTACGGGACGACCACCGTCGAGGCGGCCGTCGACGCCCACCGCGCCGACGAGTCGGCGCCGCCCTGGTAGCCGTCCACGAACTTCTGCGCCTCGGAGACGACGCCGTCATACCGCGTCGGATACGCGGAGCCCTGCACCGCCTGCGCGATCTGCCCGGCGCTCATGCCCGGGTTCGACCGGGCCAGGCTGATCGCGCCGCCCCGGCCGGTGAAGCCCTTGGTCAGGAACGCGTTGCAGCACGCCTCGACGTCGGTGTTCGAGATGCCCATCGGCTTCGCCGTCGACGCCCTGACCTGCAGGATGCCGGCGCTGTCGCGGTCGCCTCCGGCCAGGTTCGACAGCAGGCTCTCGACGATGCACGCCTCGATCAGCGCCAGCTTCGCCTTGTCGGGCGCGCCCAGTGAGTCGGCGACGTCGAGGGCACGCTCGGCGTAGCGGATCTGCGACGACGTCGCCTTCACGCCCTTGACCGTCAGGCCGCTCAGCGTGCGGGCGACGCCCGGGTCCCGCTGCGCCTTCCTTGTGGTCGGCGTCTGCTTCTGCTGAGCCTTGGCGATCGGCTGCTTGACGTGCAGCTCCGGGCAGTAGAAGTCGATGCCGCCGCCCTTCTTGACCTCCCGCACCAGCGAGTAGGCGAACTCGGCGCGGGTCATCGCCGTCCGGCTCGCCTTCCTGGGCGTGTTGCCCTCCCGCAGCCAGGCGACGACGCGGTCCTCGAACGTGCAGGCGAGCTCGTCGCCCTGCTTCTGCACCTGCACCAGCCGGAAGTAGAACCGGTCGAGCTTGACGTCGATCTGGTACGAGAACATGCCGGACTGGAGCAGGATCCGGTCGGGGTCGTGGAGGTTCATCGTCAACGTCGACGCGCCCTGCATCGTCCGCTCCACACTCCCGTCGACGAGGCTCTCGTCGACGCGGAGGTCGAGGCCCTTGATCTTGCGGTTGATGACATCGAAGACGACCTTCTGGATGTCGAGGTCTATCTCCGGCTTCGGCGGGGCGGCCAGCGGCGCGATCGTCATGGCAGCCGGATCACCTGCCCGAACGGCACCGCGCGCGGGTCGCGGATGCCGTTGAGGTCGGCGAGCTCCGTCCACCGGGTCGCGTCGCCCAGCTCGCGGGCGGCGACCCTGACCAGGGTCTCGCCGGCGCCGAACGGGTAGGAGGGCAAAAGCGGCCCGGACGCGAGCTGCTCGACCGACTTGCCCGACCCGCCGCCGCCACCCTTCGACGGCGTCCGCTTCTTCGACGCGCCCGGCGAGCTCTTCTTCGACGCCGCCTTCGCCCGCTCCTTGAGCGCGGGCGATTGCGCGGCCAGGTAGACGTCCTCCACGAACTCGAGCAGGTGCAGGGTGATCTGCTGCCGCACCCGGTCGCCGGAGTCGTTCATCAGCGCGTCCCCGAACGCCAGCGTGTCGACGACCCACTTCCGCGACTGGTACGGGACGTGGCCGCCGCGCGCCTGCACCTTGACGATCGGCGGGTTCCCGTTCGAGGCGACCGGGCGGCCCATCAGCTCGACGTCGGCGATCAGCTTCTCGACGCTCTTGCCGTTCGCCCAGTCGTCGATCAGGATCGGCAACTGCAACCGCAGCCCCGGCGAGGCCTGCCAGGTGGTGATCGGCGACTTGCGCGGGCGGGCGACCTCGACCCAGCCGCCGTAGCCGGCCTCGACCAGCACCGGGTCAGACCACAGCCGGGCCAGCACCCGCATCGGCGGGTCGGTGGTCGAGATCCGGACCTGCCCGACAGGCGGCGGGACGAGGGTCACCGGCGCGCCAGCTTGTCGGCGGTGAACTGTCCGACCGCCTCGGCGATCTGGCGGCGGTCGAGGAACACCGGCACCCGGACGGTGACCTCGCCGCCGAGGCCAGCCATGCCTGCCTGCGGGAGCGGCAGCACCTGGCCGCCTACCGGCAGCCGGATGATCTCCGGCCCGGCCTCGCCGACAAGGGCGGTGCCGCCCGGGTATGGCATGACGCCGCCGTGCTGCCCGGTGAAGATCGACCACGGATGCGTTGCGTAGTGGGTGGCCTTGGAGATCAGGCCTCCGCCCGGAAGCTTCTTGACCAGGCCGGTGAGCTTGTCGGGGATGCCGGTGATCAGGTGCAGGAACTCCTTGACCTTCTTGATCATCCAGTCGATCGCGCGGCCGACCGCCTGCTTGAGCGAGTCCCAGTGGGCGATGATCTGCTGGACGGCGAGGGCGATCGGGCCGCCGAGGATGGCGACCAAGAGCGGCCAGTGCTTCTTGATCCAGTCCCACGTCTCGAAGATCACGGCCTTGACCTGAGCCCAGTGGGTGACGATGTAGGCGACGGCGAGCCCGAACGGGCCTCCGAGGATGCCGACCAGCAGCGGCCAGTTCTGCTTCGCCCAGTTGAACGCCCACTTGAGGGCGTTCCAGACGTCGTAGACGGCGTCGCGGAACCACTTGAAGTGCTTCCAGGCGTAGATGATCCCGACGACCAGGAGCGCGATCGCGGCGATCACGAGGAAGATCGGGTTGGCCATGAACGCCGCGTTCAGCCCGAGCTCGCCCAGCGTGACCGCCGCCTGCGCGACCTTGGCGGCGAGCAGCACGCCCTTCAAGGCGACGAACGCGACGACGAGCGCGCCGATCAGCCCCTTGAGGAGCCAGCCGCGCCTGATCAGCGGCTGCATGACATCGGCGACCTTGAGGATGATCTTGCTGATCTGGATCATCACCGGCAGCAGCGCCCTGCCCAGGCTGACCTGCACGCCCGTGTACGCCATCTGCAGCTCGCGCTGGTCCTTGATCCCCTGCCTGACGTCCTTCGCGTTCTTGCCGGACATCGACAGCCCGTACTTGTCCGCCACGGCGAGCTGCTCCTTGATCGCCTTCGACCCTCGGAAGAAGACCGGGGCGAGCTGGATGCCGGCACGGCCGAGGAGCTTCTGCGCGTAGGCGGCACGCTCGGCCGGGTTCTTCATCTTCGCCAGGCCGTCCGACACCTCCAGCATCACCTTCGACGTGTCGCCCTTGCGGATGTCGTCCATGTTCACGCCGAGGTCGTGCCAGATCTTGAGCGAGTCCGAGGCGCGCTGGCGGGTTGACACGAGCTGCTTGCCGATCGACTCGAGCTGCTTGGCGGCGCCCTTGCCGCCCTGCTTGCGGACCTCGTCGAACTGCTGGTTGAGATCCGCGACCTTCGACCCGTACTTCTGCGTGTCGGTGGCCCCCCTCACCATCTGCCGCGACAGGGCGACCATCCCGATCTGGAACGTCTTGCTGTTGATGTTGCGGGCCTTCAGGACCGCTGCCCACTCGGACGACTGCTTGATCGACAAGCCCGTGGTGCGGTTGAGCGCGATCGTCGACGCGCCCAGCTGCTCGGTCGTTTTGATCGAGCCCTCGAGGAACCTGGTGCCCGCGTAGATCGCCGCCGCGCCGCCGGCCCACTTCGCCACGCCCTTCCAGCCCATCCCGGCCTTCTTCCCGGCCGTCTCCGACGCGTCGCCGACGCCCTTGACTGCCTTCGCGGCCTTGTCGGCGTCCGCCTGGAACTGGCGGGCCTGGAGGATCCGCATGACGACGTCGACGAACTCCACCTAGCCGAGCCTCGCCTTCACGAACGCGTTGGCGATGTGCGTCGCCAGGTTGCGCTGCATCTGGTCAGCGAACTCGAACGCTCGCATCCCGACCGCCTGGAGCATCAGCCGTTCCTCCCCGTCTGTCGTCTCGAGGTAGCGGAGCCCGGGCAGGCCGAGCACGAGTAGCTGCGCCGCCGCCGAGACCCCAGGTCCGCTCAGGATTCCCCCAGCGCCTCCTCACTGACCTGGTCTTCCGCCGAGGCGGCCCAGGCCATGAACTCGCCGCCTGCGACGCCGATCGCTATGTCCGGGTCGTGGGCGGCGCTGAACAAGGCCTGCAGCACCTCGCGGGCGGTCGGCTTGGCGCCGTCGATCGTGTCGATCTCGAGGTGGAGCAGCTCGGCGAGCTCCGAGTCGACGATCATCGGGTCCGGGGCGAGCGGCTGCAGCGGCTCCAGCGGCGTCGGGCGGCCGAGGACCTCGCGGCAGGCGCCGATGATCGTGTCCGCGTTCAGGTTGAAGTCGCGGCGCGGGTCCTTCGACCGCTCCCACCGCTCCCGCAGGATCGTGGCCCGGTTGCCGCCGAGCGGGCCGCAACGGATCACGAGCAGGCCGCCGTAGCCGGGCACGTCCAGGTCGTAGACGTGCCGTTCGGCTGCCTTCTCACGCTCGGCCCGGATCGCGGCCAGCGCCGGGTTGACCGGCACCGGTTCGGTGATGACGTCCTCGAACTGGTCGTCCATCAGGCCACCGTCCCGGCCGGCACCATCTCCAGCTCGAACATCGCCACGGCCGACGACTCGGAGTCGTGGTCGGGCGGCTGCGCCTTCTTGAGCTTGCCGGTGTACGTGAACGCCCGACCTGCGGCGTTGCCGTCGATGTCGAGCGGCTGCTTGTGGACGACGATCACGCCCTTGCCGACCAGCCCGATCAGCCAGTGGGCGATCGCACCGTCCCTGATCTGGTCGAACATGCGGCTGACGACGACGTTGCCGACCGTGATCTGGCCGCCGAGCGAGATCGGCTTGCCCATCGCGCCCGGCCGGTAGCGGGTCTCGTCCGAGTCGACCTCGCCGCCGGTGCACTTGTCCCACACGCCGAGGTCCTTGCCTGCGACGACGACGGTCACTGAGTAGTTGTCCTCGCGCATCTGCGCTTACCTCCCTTCGGGTCAGGCCGCGATCGCCTGGGTCGTTGCCACCTTCACGATCTCGATCACCACGTACTCGGCGAACGGGCTCATCCGAACTTCGAGCACCGCGTGCAGCTCGCCGTTGGCGATCGTCGCCGGCGTGTTCACGGCCGGGCCGACGTTGACCTGGAACGCGTCGTCGGCCGTGTCGCCGTACAGGGCCCCGGACTCGTAGAACGGGACGAGGATCGCCCGCAGGTCGGAGCCGAACTGGGCGATCGTCAGGCCCCTGCCGTCGATCTCCGAGAACACGTACCGCTCGGCGACCGCGCCGGCCTGCGCCTCGATCGCCATCCGCAGCCGGGCGAAGCCGAGGCTCCACCACGGCTGCTGCGCGACCGGGTCGGCCAGCGTCCGCCACCCGAACGTCTCCAACGCGCCCCAGCGGTACTGGGCCATGTCGACGCTGTTGGCGTTCAGGTTCGTGTAGTCGGTGTCGATGAAGCGCTTCTCGACGTCGAGCGCGAACGTGGAGATGCCGTCGACGCCGGCAGCCGGGATGTTCGGGTTCAAGCCCCGGCCCTCGTTGCGGGCGATGCACCCGGCGACGACGGCCGTCCAGCCGATCGACCTGGTCGTGCCGGACGCGACGCCCGGGAAGATCCCGAGCGGCCCGAACAGCGCCGCTCGGATCGCGCCCGCGTCGGACGTGTAGTTCGCCGCGAACGCAATCAGCGTCGCCGCGTCCGCGGCGGGCGGCGACTCGAGCAGCGCCACCCGGTTGTGGTCCATCGCGTGCTGGAGCAGGTAGTGGTTGACGGCCGGGTCGACGCTGCCCGGCACCGACACCTGCCCCGGCCCGTACGCGTCCGTGAACAGGTCGAGCGCCGTCTCGATCTGCGCCGACGTCACCGCCGCCGGCGCCACCTCCACGTCCGCCGGCGGGCCGACGAGCGCGTCGATGACGGCCTCCTTGTTCGGCAGCGACCCGGGGTCGGCGATGCCGACCTCGGCCGCCTTGGCGTTCAGCTCGTCGCGGGTCATCTGCTCCAGCTCGGCCCGGTCGAGCGGCACCGCCGGCGCCGCCTGCGGCTCGGCCTGCTGGACGCTGAGCCCGCTCGGCGTCGTCGGGATCGCGGACACCCACAGCTTGCTGCCGCCCTCGCGGAAGAAGACGTCGGCGGCGTCGTACAACGGTGCGCCTCCGGTGCGGGCCCCGTACACCGCGACGTACTGGTCGAGCGACTGGATCAGCGTCGGCACGACCGGGCCGATCGCGGTGGCGCCGGCGACGAACCAGCAGCTCGTGTCGGTCGGCACCTGGGGTGGCACAGGGGCGGTCCTCGAAATGACGTCCCAGCCTGGACGCGGCATCACTCACTCCCTTCGGTTGAGAACGGCTCGTCGAGCGGCACGTTGTCGATCTCGATGTCGACGAGCTCGGTGGACGGCCACGGAGGCCACGGGTCGTGGCACGGCTCCAGCGGCTCCGCAGGTGTGACCGGGCCGGCGTTGGCGAAGCAGCTCCGGTCGACGTTGACGGTGAACGTGCCGACCCTCGCCGCCAGGGTGCGGGTGTCGTCGAAGTTCAAGGGCATGTCGCCCTCGAGGAGCCAGTCCGTGCCGTCCGCGACACCGTCCAGCGACTGGCGCTGGATCAGGATCGTCCGGTGCGCGGCCAGGTAGAGCTGCGCGAGCCGGTGCGCCTGCTCCTGCGACTTCGCCGACGTCAGCGCGCCGATGTGCATCTGCCAGCGGCAGTAGTAGGCGCCGTCCCCTGACTTCAAGGGCCGCTCGACCATGCCGGTGTTGAGCACGAACACGGCCGGAATCTGGTCCTCCGGCCACTTGTCGAACGTGAACGACGGCACGAACGCCCGCACGTCCGGCAACGCGTCCGGGTCGATGCCGTGCTGCCGCGCGACCTCGCTCATGTAGGTGCACGACCACTTCTTGAGGCAGGTGAGCACCCAGTCCTCGACGTCGCCGCCAGAGACGATCCGGCCGAAGATCGTGTCGGCTGCCGGGGCCAGGGTCACGTCCGCCCCTTGACGACGTACCGCTCGACCAGCTTCGCCGCCTCACGCTGCTCGCCCGGCCGCAGCTCGACCAGCTTGCGGGCGGGCATGTTGACGGTGCCGTAGTTCAAGAACCGGGCGTACTCGACGTCCGGGTTCGGCGACACCCTGATCTCGTCCGCCGTCGCCTCGGCGGTCTGGTGCGTGACCGCCTGGTGCAGGGCGCCGGAGTCGATCAGCATCTGGTTCCCGGACTTCTGCCGGGCCGTGTCCGGGCTGAGCGGAGGCCAGGAGCCGCCGCCCCGACTCCGGAACCGGGCCTCGGTGGAGCGGTTCACGATCGCGGCGAACTGGCGGCCAAGCGGGCCCAGCGACCGAGACCGGACGGCTATCCCCTGGATATCCGCGACCGTCTTCGACACGCCCCTGGCCTCGATCTCGAGCTTCACGGCATCAGCCCCGTGTCGGTCGGCAACGACGTCCACGACCCGACCGGGATCATGCCGATGCCGCTGGCGCCGAACGCGCCGCTCACCGTCTCCTGCGCCTTCGCGACCAGCGCTTCCAGCTCGGCGTTGTACTCGGCCCACAGCTCTGCGTACGCCGATCGGTCGGTGCGGACCTGCTCCGGGAAGTACGACTTCTCGACCCGCAGCGCGGCACGGTAGGCGATCACGGTCGCGATCGCCGGCACCAGCTCGGGCGGGAGCTGCTCGACCGGCGGCAGCCGCATCAGGATCATCGCGATCGACGCGTCGATCTGCTCCTCGACCTGCGTCTCTGTCGGCCGGGTGTCGTCGTCGAACGTGCCGACCTCGTTCCCGTTCGAGTCCTTCGTCCGGGCCCGGATCAGCAGCGCCACGTCGTCGACGGACGGCCGCACCCCGATCGGCACGTCGGCGCTCATGCCGGCGGCTCCGGCAGCCGCATCATCCGGTCGGTCATGAACACGAGCCCGGCCGTCGAGGTCGTGTCCCACTCGACCGGGTCGTCCAGGTCACGCTGCCACCAATCGACGGGCCAGTTCCGCATGGCCACCCTCCAGTGGTAGTGAAACGTCAGCCCGATCCCCGCCCCCAACGGAGCCTGGACAGTCAGAGGCGGGATCTCAGGCAACGGCATCGCTTACTCCGACGAGCTCGAGCTCGCCGCCTTCGACGGCGCCGGCAGGTTCGACGGGTCGCCGCGGATCTCCTGGATATGCGGCCCGTCCGGCGGGTTCAGGTCGGTCGGCGCGTCCGGGTCCGGCTGCTTCGTCGCGTGCTCAGACAGCGGCGACGACGGATCCGGATGCTCCAGCGTCGTGTCCTTCGTGTCGGCCTTCGGTGTCGATGGCACTAGCTACCTCCCTCTTCGATCATCGATTCGCGATTCGTGGATCGCGGTCAGACCTTGTTGACGATGGCGACGACCGCCCGGTTGATGTCGTGGATCATGAACGCGAGCCTGGTCTCGTAGCGGACGGCGGTCAGGTCCTCCTGGAACAGCTTGCGGTCGGTGGTGCCGTCGTTCACGGTCGCCTCCGACGAGGTGGTCAGGAGCACGTCGTTGCGGATGCGGACGTGAATGTTCGGCCGGTGCACGACGAAGCCGAGCACGTCGCCGGCAGCCGGCGCCGCCCCGGCGACGGTCAGGTTCGTCGACTGCTGCGCCGACAGGCCGTAGAGCGGGTCGCGGCCGGTGCCGGGCCCGTAGATCGGCATCGACGGGTCGAGCGTCGACCGGGCGTCGCGGAGGATCTGTGCGAACCCGAAGCCGAGCAGGACACCCATCTGAGCGGTGTTGCCGTACCCGTTGGCTTCGAGCACGCCCATCGCCGCCGAGATCGTCTTCTGCAGCGCGTCCGGCTTCGTCTGGTCGTACTCGGCCTGGGCCGTCGTCGCGGCCAGCGTCGAGTCGAACACGCTCGTCAGCGGGGCGCCGCGGACGAGCCCGACCGCGTGCGCGTCGATCGCGTCGTTGAGTGCCGTCCGGATTCCCGAGTCGACGAGGACGTTCAAATCGCCCATCTGGACGTCCTGGATCATCTCGTCCGTGAAGAGAATGATCGTGGCGAATTTCTTGACGTTGAGGGTCGCCTGGCCGAACTCGGCGCCGGTCGCAGGCTTCGTTGCGCCTTCGCCGACCGGCCCTGCGGTCGGCTGGCCGAGCCAGATCGGGAAGTTCGTCTTGATCGCGTTGGTCGCCCGGGCGTCGCCGGCGAGCGCGATCGCGCCGGCCTCGATCAGGATGCCCTGCACGAGGAGCTGGCCCTGCTCTGGCGGGAGTAGATACCCGCCAGCAGCCGGGATGCCCTCAGAGAGCGGGATTCGGTTCGCCATGTTCGCGTCCCTTTCTGCCCGCCCTCCGGGCGGGCGCTACCGGTTGGGCGCGCGACCGAGCGCCCGCATGAGGAAGTCGTTGTGCTCCTCTTCGGGCGGCCCCGCTTGCGGGGCTGGGACGCGCGCTCCGCCGTCGAAGCTGGCGGATCGGGTCGTCCCCGGTGTCTGTTCGGCGAGCAGGCCTGCGAGCTCCTCGGCCCGCAGCTCCATCTCCTCACGCGTTGAGCCGGTCAGGAACGACGCCGCCCGCGAGTCCAGGCCGCGCTCAGCGGCGACCTGGTAGCGGAGCAGGCCGGTCTCGGCGTCTTGTGCGCGCTGCTCGGCAGCGGTCAGACGCTTCGTCAACCGTTCGCTCTCTGACTTGTCTGCGTCCTCGATGTCCTGGAGCTTCTCCTCCAGCTCAGCGAGCCGCTTGCGGTAGTTGCCCGACTCGGCGCGTAGCTGCCGAACGTACGACTCCGGGTACGTCTTCGCCTCCGGCGGTTCCGGCTCGGTGGCCGGCTCGGCGGCGACGGCGGGCTTCTGGCCCTCCAGCTCCTCGGGCTCCTGGCCCTCGGGCGGCTCGGTGGGTGATGGTTCTGCCATCTATCCCCCTGTCGTGGATGGTCGGGGCGGTGGAGGCGGCGGCGTCGGTGGCGGCGTCGGACCTCCAGGCTTCGGTGGTGGTGTGGTGGGAGGCGTCGTCTCCTGGCCCGGCTCCGGCGGCTGCCCCGCCAGGGTCATCCGCGTTGTCGCGGCCTCGTAGGCGGCGGCCAGGGCGAGCTGCTCCTCTGCCTTCTGCTGCTCGAGCTTCTCCATCTCGGCGATCTGCTCGGGCGTGTAGCCCATCTCGCGCCAGAGGATCGGCAGCGGCACCCCGAGCGTCTTCTTCTTGACGCAGGCGTCGACGATCACGCCGGGCGGCACCCGCTCGGGGTTGTCCCAAATCGCCTCCAGGTCGGCCTGCTCGGTGTCGGTGCCGGCGGCGCCGAGCGCGAGCGCCATCGCCTCCTCCCAGGCGTCGGAGAAGAACAGGATCTTCGCGCGGCACTTCGTCGTCAGGCCCGCCTCGGCCGCGATCAGCGCGTCGCCGGAGGCGTTGATCACCTGGCCGAGCAGGTAGTGAGGCGGCGTCCGTGTCTGCGCCGCCATGTGCTGGATCAGCAGCTCGATCGAGTGGACGTAGTTGGACAGGTCGGTCGGGTTCAGGTCCCAAATGCGGGCGGTGTCCTCCTCGAAGTTCCACAGCCGCGACATCGTCGCCTTGAGCTGCACGGCCGGGTTGACCTCGCCGGTGTGCGGGTCCTTGGGCAGGTCGACGCCGGTCAGCGCTCGCTGTCGGAAGGCGCCGTACTCGGAGGCGACGATCATGTCGGTGCAGATCTTGTTGACGGCGTTCTGCAGCGGGATGGCGGGCTCGAGGTCACTGTGGCCGCCGGACATCAGGCCCGGCTTGTTCTCCAGCGGGATCACCGGCACGACGCCGAGCGAGTGGTTGATCGCGTCGATCGCCTCCCACTCGACGTTGTCGGGCGTGACCTTGCCGCCGTCGTTGCCGACCACGGCAGGCATCGACGACTCGTACTTGATCACCAGGTCGGGCAGGTACAGGTTGACGTTGATGTAGCCGTCGTCTCCGAGCCACCGCTTCAAGGCGGCGAGCCGCTTGCGGCGGTCGCCCGGGTCGGTGATGACGACCATCTGGCCGGAGTGCTCGACCGTGATCTTCGGCTCGCCGTCGTTCGGGTCGACCAAAAGGAACGACTCGCCACACTTCCCGGCCTCCGTGTGGGCGATCACCGACTCGGTGTCGAGCGCGTTGTCCTGCCAGATCGACCAGGCGTCGTCGGAGGCCGACCCGGCCTTGGCGAAGCCGACGATCTTGAGCCGCTCGACCGGGGCGTCGACGACGATCTGGCACCAGTTGTCGGCGAAGGCGCCGAACAAGGTGCCGAACGCCTCCCGGAACTTCGAGGTGGCGAACTGGAGAGGATGCCGCCCGTCGTAGTACGCCTCGTAGACCTCTGCGGCGGCTGATTGCACCCTGAGCTGCGCGAGCAGGATGTCCAGCCAGTCATCTGGCGTACGCTCCTCGACCCGCGGTGGCCTCGGGGGTGCCAGGTATGTGCTCATTCGCTACAGGAAGGAGTATCCAGATTTTCGCGTGTACGCGGGGGAAATGATGTTCGCCTCCCAGGCCAGCATCGCGGCGTGGCAGCCGGACACCGGCGTGTCCTGCCGTTCGTCGGAGACGACGTAGGGCTGGTTGCGGCTGCGGGCGATCCTGGCGCCGGCGATCGACGCGTCCAACCGGCGGTCGCCGGAATGGTGCAGCCGCTCCTGCAGCGTGTCGGCGCGGAACCGCTGCGTGATCGACGCCGTCTTCGGGGAGGGCCGGTCGACCGGCACGTCCACGACCCGGCGGGTGCCGAGCACCTTCCGCCACGAGTCGACCAGCGTCGCGTACTCCGGCGTCGCGGCCGCGAACAGCGCGGCGACCTGGTAGGTGCCGATCGCGTGCAGCACCGCGTCGTCGACGTCCTCAGGGTCGACGAGCTCGTCCGCCGCCGGCTGCCACTGTTCGAGCAGGAAGAGGACGCTGTCGTCGCGGCGGCAGGCGACCAAGGAGCAGGTGTCGGCGCCCCGGAACCCGAGCGTGATCGCGTCGCGGTCGGCGAGCTTCGCCTGGACGGCGGCCTTGCGCCAGTCCTCCAGCTCGAGCAGGCTGCCCTCGGCCGTCGTCCACACGCAGCCGTGCAGCTGCAGGAATCGGCCGTGCGTCAGCGCCGGCGACCTCGCCGTCTCCAGCAGCCGCTCCCTCGTCACCCAGCTGGCAGGATTTGCGGCCTTTATTGCGTCCATGTCGAACGGGTCGAGGGTGCGGGCGTCGTAGTTGTAGATCAGCGTCTTGCCCGGATGGTTCCGCGAGATCGTCAGCGCACGGTGGACACGCTCGACGTCGCCGTCGAGCTCGTTGCGGTCGATCATCTGGCCGAGCAGGCCGGTGACCCGCTCGGTCGGCTCCCCGGCCGTCGAGATGATGAAGACGTGGACGACGTCGCGGATCATCTGCCCGGCGGTCGCGATGTTCGCCCACGTCCGCCGGCGGCGCGGCGTGTGCCAGTCGGCGAGCTCGTCCGCGACCACGAGCGACGGGCCGTACCCGGACGCGGCGCCGGAGTCGGCCGAGATGCGGATCAGGCTGCCGAACCCGTCGGCGCGCGCGATCACACCCGACTGCTCACGAACGACGAGCCGTGACGCGAGCCACGGGTCCCGCTTCACGAACCTGACCGCCGTGTCGAACAACCGTCCGGCCTGCCGGTTGGTGGCGGCCGCGAGGAGGATCTCCGGGGTGCCCTCGTCGTCCTCGATCAGGTGGTAGAGCCCGAACGCCGCCAGCAGCGACGTCTTCCCGTTCTTCTTCGGGATCACCAGCGCCGTGATCAGCCAGTACGTCTGCTGCTCCTCCGTCTCGGCGAGCGCCTCGCCCATCATCTCGAGCTGCCACGGCTCCAAGGTCAGCGGCTTCGACGCGAACTGGCCCACGCTCTGGATGCAGTGCTCGCGGCACCACCAGGCGAAGTGCACCGCCCGCGTGCCGTGCGAGTACGGCCGCCACCTGGTCGGCTCAACCTCGACGGTGGTCACGACGGGACTTCCGTTTTTTCGACCTCATCTGAGGAGGCAAAACCGGAAGTCATTCGGCGCCGCCCTTGACGAGCCGCATCGGCGGCTGCGCCCGGTCGAGCGCCGACGCCGCCCCGACCGGCCTGCCGGCGCCGACGCGGCGGTTGAGGCGCAGGCGGCTGCGGACGTCGAGACCCAGCGCCGCGCCCAGCTCGGCGCACTCGCGCCGCGCAGCCGCCATCTGTCCGATCAGCGGGTGCGCGACCTGGCTCAGGCCGGTGGCGCCGCCCAGTGTCGTCGCCGGGCGGCCGAGCTTGACCCAGCCGGCCTCCAGCATCCGCCACACGACGACGGCGGCCACGTACCGGTCGATCGCGCCCTCGGAGAGCTCCGAGTCCTCGCCGATCGCTGTCAGCGTCCTGCGGGCCTCCTCGGCCGCCGCCGTGGCGACTTCTGAGGCCAGGTCGGACGTGTCCTCGACGGCTTCGTCCTCGAGGTCGTCTCGGCGGCGAAGCTGCCGGTCGAGCATGTATGACGCCGCCCGCCAGTCGTCGACGGCGGCCGCCGCGACCTGGGTGACGTGCCTGGCTTCGGCCTGCGCCCGGGCCCGCTCGATGTCGGTCCGGAACGCCTCGTATGGGGCTTCGCCGCGGCCGCCGCGCCGCATCCAGTTCTGAAACGTCGTCTTGCTGATCCCGCAGACGCGGAGCGCGACGGCGGTCGAGTTGCCGGCCGAGATCACCGCCGCCAGGTGGACGGCGCGCTCCTGCGAGAACACCGACCCGCTACGGGTCGCGTGGCGCACGCAGAGCCCGTCGACCGCCGCCCGGTTCCTGCACCGCTCGCCGCGCTTTGTCAGCGACGAGCACTGAGCCGGGCTAGCTTCCATTCTCGGTCTCGTACTCCTTGCGGAGCTGGATCATCCGGCGGGTCTGCCAGGCCCGGTTGTACTCGACGTCGGCGAACAGCTTGGAGAAGCCGGTGATGTGCTTCAAGCGCAGCAGCTCGTCCGGCTCCAGGCCGAGCTCGGCGCAGACCTGCTCGTCGGTCAGGCCGGAGTCGAGCATCCCGAACACGATCGTGCTCATGCCGGCGACCGAGTGCTTGCCGCGCGCGCGGTTGTGGCGGACGGTCGACGCCATCCGGTCAGCCAAGGGCTTGTCGAGGACGACGATCGGCAGCAGCCCGCCGGTCATGTCCTGCACGGCCTGGTGGCGCTTCATCACCAGCCAGCGGTGGAACCCGTCCACGATCACGTACCTGTCGCGGGGCGCGTCGTAGATCGTCACGACCGGCTGCGTGTACCCGTCAGAGAGGATCGAGTGCAGCAGCAGCTTGAGCTCGTTCGCGGCGACCTTGTTCGGGTTGTAGTCGTTCGCCTCGACCCGCTCGAGCGGCACCCAGCGCACGTCCGACACCGGCTGCCTGGCTGTCAGGTCGTTCCCAGCAGGGCGCGTTTGGAGTCTTGCCACGCCTTCCGCTCCTTCCAGACCTGCGGCGAGTTGTACCAAGCCTCCAGCTTCGCGCCCTCCCAGTCGCAGGTGAGGATGCCAGTCACCTGGATCGCCCGCGCCTCCTGCCGGAACCCCGGCGGCAACCCGCGGTCGATCATCGCGAACTTGCGTCTGAGCGCCGGCCGGTAGTCGTCGTCGACGAGCGTGTCCAGCAGGTGCTCGCGGTAGTCAAGCCACGACTTGAACATGAAAGGAAGCTCGCGCGGGAAGTAGTCGTTGAGGCCCAGCTTCCCGGCCATGTCGATGCCGCCGATCCTGGCGACCAGCCGCTCGTACGTGTCCGGCTCGATCTCCTGCAGCAGGAACAGGCTCCGGACCGCCGTCTCGTGGTGCAGGTTCGACACCCGCATCAGCCGCATCGGGGAGCCGTGCTGGTAGAGCTGGTCGTAGTGGCGCGAGTACGCCAGGCCCTCGTCGTGGATGAGCAGCGTGCAGCAGAGCTGCAGCTCGAACGGCAGCGCGTCAAGCTTGAGCTCGACCTGATCGACGACGAGCTGCGTCGTGTCGATCGTGTCATCCGTGCCGCCGACCCGGCGACGAAGCCCGGCCCGAAGCCCGGCCCGAAGAAGAAGCAAGTGAGCGAAGAGCTCATCGAGCACGCGCTCGGTGTTACGCCGAGCTCGGCGGCTGCTTCGTCGACGGTGCGCCAGCGGCGCTGCGCGCCGATGCCGCGTTCTTCGAGGCGGGCGTCGACGATGCCGACGACTCGCTGTTCGAGCTCGTCGAGCGCGGAGCTGGTGAAGACGGCGTCGAGCGTCACCGCGGCATCCCGCGCATCGCGTCGGCGACAAGCTGACGGCCCTCTTCGACGTCGACGTCGGCGTGGACGACGATGTCGGCGATCTCGCGCAGCTTCGGCGGGATGACGGCGCCGGGCATCGCGACGACGAGGATCGACTTGTTGAGCAGGATCGCGAGGCCGAGCTCGACGGCGTACTTGACGTCGGGCTCGCCGCCGGTCGGGAAGAGCGAGACGACGAACGCTGACTCGTCGATCTTCGTGAGCGCGTCGCGGCGGACGTGCGCGACGAACTCATCCCAGCCCTCGCGCTCGTCCGGCGTCAGCTCGTCGAGCCAGTCGGTCACGCGGACGCCCTTAGCTTCACGATCTCCGGGTGCGACGCAAGACCAGGCACCGAGGCGAAGAGCGCAGCGAGGCGCTCCTGCTCTTCGGCAGTGCCGCGTATGTCGCGGACGCTGAGGCCGTACCGCGTCTGCTCGGCTGCCGACAGCCGTCGCCGCACGCTCAGGTTGACGGCGAACTCGCCCGCGCAGTGCGGGCAGATCACGTCGAGCATCTCGGTCTGCCGCGGCTGGAACTTCGCGGCGAGCTCGTCCGCGCCGCGCTCGATGTCCGCCGCCGTCGGCGCCGGCGGCAGCGTGCGGCTCGTGTCGCGGGCCAGGTCGTCGGCGAGCTTCTGCAGCGCGACGTCGAACGACCCGTTCAGCGCGGCGAGCAGCGACCTGAGCTGCGCTTCGTCGGTGCCGGCGAGCGACGACGACGGGTCGAGCGTGACGAGCACGACCCGCTCCTGGTCCTCGCTCAGGTCGACGTAGTCGACCGGCACGGTGGCCTCGCCCCGCTCGATCGCGATCGCCACGCGCAGGTGGCCGTCGACGAGATTGCCGGAGCGTCGGTTGACGATCACCGGCCGGACCCAGCCGACCCGGTCCATCGCCTCCTTGACCGCCTCCGACTGGTGCTGCGGATGGAGCCGCCAGTTGTTCGGGTTGCCGACGATCTGCTCGGGCGGCACGTCGTCGTGGCCGACGATGCGCGACTCCCAGGTCGCCGCCGCCTCCGGCTCGACCTCCGGCTCCTCGACCGTCTCGTCGTCGTCGTCCGGTGCCGGCTCCGGCTCCTCGACCGGCTCGTCGAGCTCGGCCGGTGCCTCGGGCTGCTCGACCTCTGCCTGCTCGCTGCGTCGCCTCATGGTGACCTACCCCCTTGCCTAGTGGTGAATTTCCTCGACCTGTCTCGTGTCAG